GGATATCCAGACGATTATTTGGGATTAGAATTGATATTTATTTATGATGATGAATCGAAAGAATTTGCTTTTGACGGGATAAACAGTTCTGCACTGTAAATTCTGATTTACCGAGAAAAAGGAGCGACTCAAATCGCTCCTTTTTAAATATTCAGTGCATTCCTCGTCAACCGATAAATCTCCAGCCGTGACAGTGATTTTGGGCTATTGTTGGTCTGGTTCACTGTGCAGCTGTTGTCGTTATTATAGTAATTGTTGACCGTGCCGCCGGAACTGCCGCCGACTATCGCACCGGAGATACCATTCAAACTATAATTCAAATCAGAATCCATGGTCAGCTGCATGGCTTTCGCCACACCGCCCACGGCTTTCTCCACATACTTCTTGCTTTTGTCAATGCCGTCTGCCAGTCCTTTCATAAAGTCCGGCATCCAGCTCTCGTAGTCCGTCAGCGGTCCTTTGTCCGGTACAGAGAAGTGCAGAAAATCCCGAATGGTATCGGCAACATTGGTGACGCAGTCCGCCAGCCAGCCGATGGCACTCTGAATGCCGTCAATGATTCCCTGAATGATATCCCGTCCCCAGTTCCAGGCATCCGAAGCCAATCCCTTGATATATCCCACAGCGGCATCGAACCCATTCTGAATGGTGGATTTGATGCCGCTGATTTTGTCGGAAACTGCAGAACGGATGTTGTCCCAGATGCTGGACACCGTAAAAGAAATGCTCTGCATCACGTTGGAAATTGTACTCTTGATGCTGTTCCAGACAGAAGATACCACCGACCGGATAGCGTTCAGAACATTGGAAACCGCAGAAGAAATCTGATTCCAGATAGACGATACCACAGAAAAAATGGCATTCATCACACTGGAAATCGTGCCGAAGATGCTGTTCCAGATGGAAGAAACCACATTCCAGATTGCAGACAAAACAGACGAAATGAAACCTGATACGGCATTCCAAACCGTAGTCACCACATCTTGAATCGCTGTCAAAACCGTGGAAATTGTAGTAGAGATGGCATTCCAGATGGTTTCAAATGTCGTTCGGATACCCTCTAAAATGGGTGTTAAAAACGCCACGATTGCATTCCAAATGGCATTGATCTTCTCCGAGATCCAATCCATCACTCTGCCCACAATGATCTGAATGGCTTCAAAAATCGTCTGAAACAGATAGCCAAATGCCGTGATCAGCGGTTCTAAGGTGGTGTAAATGGCATTCCAAACGGTCGTAATCACGTTATAAATTGCCTGAAAAACCGTAGAAACCACGTTGTAAATGGCATTGAAAATCGTGCTGAAAAAGTTGTAGATCGCTGTAAAAATCGTGGTGAAGAAATCCCGAATCGCTGTAAATACGGTCGTTGCCACCGTCTGAATGGCAGTGACAATGGTGGTGAAGGTATTGGAAATAGACGTCCAAGTGTTAACGAAAAAGTCCCGGATTCCGGTAACAATTCCCGTGAAAAAGGAAGCAATGCTGTTCCATGTGTCCACAAAAAATGTTTTGATGGAAGTCCAGACTTCGTTCCAGCTTGTTCCGAACCATCCCAGCACCACATCTGCAATGCCTTTCAGAGTATTCATGATATTGCGAAACGTGTTGACAACGAAATTCCAGATAGACGTAAAAATGCCCTTGATGCCGTCCCAGCACTGCTCCCAATCGCCAGTAAACAGACCGATCAGAACGTCCAGCAGCCCCAGAAGAACGCCAGTAAACTCTGAAAAGATGTTGGAGATATTCTGAAAAACGCCTTCAAAAATAGGAGCCAGCAGATTGCACAGCCCGTCCCACGCCGCTTTCAGCACATCGGTGAAACTCTCAAAGTCGAATCCCAGAGCATTTAGCCGGTCAGTGATGCCCTGTGTCAATCCAGTAAAGGTGCTTTTGATCTGTTCCCAGATAGCGATGATGTTGCTTTTGAATTCGTCATTGGTTTTCCAGAGATGCACAAAGGCAGCCACCAAAGCGGCAACAGCTGCGATGATGGCAAGCAGCGGACCTAATGACACACCCAACGCTCCGGTAATAGCTCCGATGCCACCTTGCACAGCCGAGAAAAGGGCAGGCAGTTTGGACACTGCGGAAAAGACGGTTCCCACACTGGAGATGGTCTTTCCAAGCACCACCAGCATCGGACCCAGAGCAGCAGCCACCAGTGCAATTTTCGCAATGGTTTCTTTGGTCTGCGGATCCAGTTGATTCAGCTTGTCCACCAGTTCCTGAATACGGGAAACAATGGAGCGAATGGTAGGCATCAGAATATCACTAAAACTGATTGCCAGTTCTTCCAGCTGGGACTTTAAGATGGTTACTTGTCCGGCAAGGTTATCCTGCATGACCGCTGCCATTTTTTCAGTTGTGCCATTGTAGCCGTCCACTGTATCCGAACAAGTGTCAATGGCATTGGACAGTTTTTCAAAGTCCGCCGGGGAACCGTTGATGATCGCCAGCATACCGGACATCGCCTCTTTGCCAAACAGTGAGGCAGCCGCCTGTGCCTGTTCTGCCTCAGAAAGTCCGCCCAATTTCTGTCGGAGTTGTTCCATGAGTTCCCGCAGAGAATACATCTTGCCGGAACTATCTGTCAGAGAAATGCCGTACTGTTCCATGGCAGATGCTACCGTATCGGTCGGCTTTGCCAGATTGGTGATGGCAGAACGCAGTGCGGTACCAGCCTGTGAGGATTTGATACCGGCGTTTGCCATCAGCCCAATGGCAATGGCAGAGTCTTCAGCAGAGTATCCCAAAGAACCCAGCACCGGAGCAGCATACTTGAAAGTTTCACCCATCATGCTGACATTGGTGTTAGCGTTGGAACTTGCGGCTGCCAGAATATCCGCAAAGTGTCCGCTGTCGGCAGCAGTTAAGCCGAAAGCGGTCAGAGCATCCGTGACAATGTCTGAAGTAGATGCCAAGTCCTCGCCGGAAGCGGCAGCAAGATTCATGATACCTTCGATACCGCTGAGCATATCGTTGGTTTTCCAGCCTGCCATCGCCATGTAGTTCATAGCATCCGCAGCCTCACTTGCAGAGAACTTCGTTTTACTGCCCATTTCACGAGCCTTTTCCCGGAGAGCATCCATCTCTGAACCGGTCGCACCGGACACCGCTGCCACCTTTGACATGGCGGAATCGAAATCCGCACCAGTTTTCACGGCAATGGTTCCCAGAGCCGTGACACCGGCAGTGACCGGCAGCAGCTTTTGTCCCACACCGGAAATCTTGTCTCCGGCGGACTGCAGCGTTTCACCCAGAACGCCCATCTTTTCCAAGGCGGTGTGAGAATTGTTTGCTTCTGTGGTCAGGCGTTTCAGTTCGTTTTCGGTTTCGATGATCTCACGCTGCAAAGCATCATACTGCTGCTGTGAAATTTCACCATTTGCAAGAGCCGTATTTGCCTGTTCTGCCGCAGTTTTCAGTACTTCCAGCTTTTCTTTGGTGGCAGACACCGCATCTGCCAGCAGCTTGTGCTTCTGGGACAAGAGTTCGGTGTTGGTGGGGTCGAGTTTCAGCAGTTTCTGGACATCTTTCAGCTGCGTCTGCGTACCCCTGATGTCCTTGTTGACACCTTCCAGTGCCTTGGACAGCTTGGTGGTATCGCCGCCGATTTCTACGGTGATGCCCTTGATTCGATTAGCCATACAATCTCACCCCCTTATCAAAATTTATCAAAGTCACTCTGATCCGCTAACATATGATATTTGTATTCGTCATTCTCCCGTTCGGTGAACATATCATTCACCAAACCAATGGTCAAAAAATCCAAATCGCCCATTGACAAACCAAGCTGAACGCACCGCAACAAAAACAGCGGTGTGGTCATCGGTCGGTCAATCGGGCGATGTTTTTTTTAGACTGAACCTGTGTTTCTACGTTCAAACCCCAAAGATTGATCAGTTGCGGCAAAATCTCATAAATACTGAACGTGTTAAACTGCTCCAGCCATTCGTCCGACGATGCCGGAATGGCTGCATCGGCGTGTTTTGCCATGATATAGGCGATGTTTTCAAATACCTCAAGGCTTTCAATGTCCAGTGCGGAAGATTTCTCTGTATTTTCTCCCACAGACTTTTGCAGTGCCGCAAAGTCTTGATAAATATCTCTGCGAAATTTCAAGCGATACAGTCTGGGGACTGCTGCACTTGCCTTAAACGGCACATCAATACCATCAATGGTGATGTTCTTCTGAATTGCCATACTGCACCCTCCTTACGCTTTCACAGTGGTCTTGGAAGCCGTTCCGACTGCCGGTGTGTATACGTTCTTGTACCAGCCATCATAAGTAGAAGCATCTGTGGATTCACAGGTCTTTGCCTTTACCAGACCGTTCGGCAGTGCCGAAGCCTTGATGGAGATGGTTTCAGTCTTTACTTCCTTGCTGTCCTCGGTAGTCTGTCCCTCTGTTGCTGGACGGGAAGCGGAACAGCAATAGAGAACATGGCGAATCTTCCGCTTATCTCCGGTGAATTCAAACAGCAACGCAAACTGTGATACCTCATCATCATTTCGTTCCACCAAAACACCGTTGCTGTCCAGGATCTCTCCCAGAATATCTGTAGAGAAATCTGTAGGAATCAAGGCGATTTCCAAATCACCTTCATAGCCAGAATTGTTGGAAATTACGTAGTATACGATGTCGTCGGCATAAAAATTTTCGTTTTCGCCGTTTGCATCAATGGAAATGGAAACCGCACCCGGCAGACGCACCGGATCCACATAGACCGGTGTCAGATTGGCTCCGCTGGCATCGGTTACCCAGTCCTTGATTTTAGCGTAGTGTACATTGGTCAAACCGAATTTGACCTTGTTCTTTTTGTTTGCCATAGGACTTAAACCTCCGTTTCGTAAAGCACTTCATAGAGCCTTTCCGACTCTATCCAGACTTCTGATTTTGTGTAGTAAATCTCATGACGTTTCAGAACCTCTTCAATCTGCTTTTCCAGTTCAAGATTCTTAACATCTGTGTAAAGTTCAATATCCAGCATCTTAAAACTAAAATACATTTGATTATCCGCTGAAAATGTATTTTCTCCAGGAGATAAAAACAGCAAAAAAGGCGGTGCGGGACTTTCACCCTCGGCGAAATGATGGTAGGCGAAAGGCAGTCCCATCTCTTCCATCATTTCTGCGATCTGTTCGTAGGTCATGACAAAGCCCCCTCGATTAAATGCTCCAGCAACTGTACACCGTTTTCTTCCGCAGGAGCAATATGCGGTTTGCCGGATACACGTCCACCGCCACGCTTAGCGTGTCCCTTTTCCAAAAGGTGTGCCAGCTGATAGCGATTCTTACTGTGGACAGTTATCTCCAAAGAGTGACTGTTTTCGCCAGTCTTTTTCGTTGCCCAGCTTTTTGCATATTTTCCGGTGTCCTTCGGAGCATTGGCGGAAATCTCGTTTTTCACTTGCGTGGCGGTTTTCCGGACAGCCTTTTTCATGGCAGTATCCGCAAGGTCTGCATATTCCTGCAAGCCCTGCATGATTTCCGCTGCAAGATTGTCAATACTGGTCATTTTGTCCTGCCTTTCTGGCTTCTGCAGTAATTTTCAGATAATCCTTGTGCAGATAATCCGGTGTAATACCGGTGATGTCATAAATATTTCCCTGAAACAAGATTCGGTTGCCTGTTACAGACGGCATCCAGTTTCGACTTTGCCGAATGAGGAATTCCAGCGTTTGTGTTTCTTTGGTCACACCAGCATCCGTATGCTCCACAGAAAATTTCAAAGTCACTCTTGCCAAGCAGGAAAAAGCTTCGTCCCACACAGCGGTGTGATTGCCAATTTCATCGGTAACGACACGATTCTCCAGAAAGGCGATTCTCTGATTGAGTGTTCCAATTTCCATCAAATCACATCCTCTCGCTGTGCAAACAGCATGGCACGAAGCGTTAACGTCAGCTTGGAAAAGTCTGCAGTATTGCGGTTTTCATAGAGATAAGAAACCGTGTAGAGCATCGCTGTTCGTACCACATCTTCGTTTTCTGAAAAGCGTTCCTCGTCCATTCTTCCCACATCCATTACCAGCTGTTTTGCAGTTGAAATAAGGGAGAGCAACAATGTATCGTCATCTTCAAAATCAATCCGCAGATACTGCTTGACTTCCTGTAAAGTTACCACCCACTCCAACCCCTTTCTCTGATTACGCTTTCTTGATGGTAAGTGTCTTGATAGCTTCTGGAAGAATTAGCTTTCCGTCAAGTCTCTGACTTGCAAGAAAACCAACCTGACCTGTCATGGCAAAGAGTTCATTCAGTCTCTTGAAAGAACGTCCCTGTCTGTCAGCCACCCAGTAATAGCTAAAGTCGCCGAATGCCATGCACTTGTTGCCTGCCTTGATTTCCGGCACATAGCTGGATGTCTTGTAAGGACGATTGAGAATGGTGTCCGGAACACCTGCCTGCACAGACGGACTCCAGATGTAGTTTCCTGTGTTGTCCTTCAGTTTTCTGAGAGCCTTGACAGTGGAATCATTGAGCACCCACACCGCTTTCTTGCGGTACGGACTTCTGAGGGAGTAGAAAAGTTCCATCACATCATCAAATGTAATACTTGCACCTGTGGTGGAAGTGCCGTCTTCCGCACCACCTGTAGCATTGAAAATACCGGTCGGTTTGCCCTTGCCATCACCAACGAAGAACGCCTCTTCTTCCTTAGAACCGATTCTTCTTGCGAACTCCTTTGCAATGTAGGACGGCAGGTCAAAAACAGAATCATTCAAAAGTTCTTCTGAAATTTTAATTGCTGTACCAAGCTTATATGCGGAAAGCGATGCCTGTCCGAACGTATCATCAGAAAGAGAATACTGCTGTTCCTCGTCCATCCAGACAGCCTCGCCCTTGGAAGTCACAATCGGAATCTTGCGGTCGCCGTTGGAAGTTTTGATAACGGTTGCCATCTGGCGGAAAATGCTCTCTTCCTCCAACGCTTCCACCAATTTTCGTTCAAACTCATCCGGAACAAGATAGCCGCCCTCTGCATCTGTACCAATGTGCAAATCATCATGGACATCGATCCAGTTACGATTTCTGACGCTGTTCCAGAAAGCCTTCTTGTAGGCATCGCTTGCCGTGCCTGTCTTTTCCGTTACATTCGGAGTTGCAGGCTTACCGAGAACAGGTGTTGAGGTTGCCTTATTCATTTCAGCTTCGATTTCAGCCTGTCGTTCCAGACGCTGAATTTCCTTGCCAAGGTCAACAAGGGTCTGTTCCATTGCATCGTAGGTTTTGGAATCTTCCTCGCTGAGCACGCCGTTTGCATTTCTCTTGCTGTCAAGAAAATCACGTGCAGTGTCCCAAACCTTCTTTCTCTTTTCTCTAAGTTCCTGAATTGTCATAGCCATAGTTAAAATCCTCCTTAGTATTTCAATAATGCCAGTCTTTTTTCAAGCTGGTCAATCGGTGTGCCTGTAACGGGTTCTGCTGATGCAGATACTTTGGATAAGAATGCAGATAGATTCCTTGACTTTGAATAGGTCATTGCAGTCAGTGTATCTTCTTTTTCCTCTTCATCCGGTTCTTCCTCTTTGGGAACAACAGGCATTTTCTTCTCTGCAAAGAGAATCCCGTCCACAAATCCCATTTCATGAGCCTTTTTCGCATTGAGCCATGTTTCATTGGACATCAGTTTGGCAATCTTGTTTCTGCTGAGATGAGATTTGGTTTCGTAGGCATTGATGATACTCTCTTTGACTTCATCAAGTAGGATAATAGCCTTTTCCATATCTGCCTTGTTTCCCATAGCACAAGTGCTGGGGTCGTGGATCATCATTAGGGCAGTCGGTGCAATCAAAGTTTCATCGCCTGCCATTGCCACAACAGAAGCAGCAGAGGCAGCAATGCCATCAATTTTCACGGTAACCTTGCCTTTATGACTTTTCAGCATAGAATAAATCTGACTTGCAGCGAACACATCGCCCCCTGGTGAATTCAGCCAGACTGTCAGATTTCCGCTGACTTTTGCGAGTTCATCACGAAACAAAGCAGGTGTCACTTCATCGCCCCACCAAGTATCTTCAGAGATAGGACCGTTAAACAAAAGCTCTGTTTCCGATGTATCTTCGTTTTGGATAAAGTTCCAGAATTTCTTCATTCGGTTTTCTCCTCCTTTTCTAAATTTTGATTTGCAAATGCACCTGCATCAGCGAGTTTTGTAAAGCTGCCATTTACGAGATACAAGTTTCCGCCTTCCTCCTCAGAAATCATATTCATATCTTCAAGTTGCAGACTTGATGTCGTATTCCTCAAGCAGCATTCCTATGATATTTTTCTTTTCCTCACTCATCGTTTCTCTTTTCCTTCTTGCCATAAAAAATCAGCCTCCTGTGTTATTATTTCTATTTTATCACAGTTTGCTGTCTTTTTACAGACTTTTTTTCAGAGGCTCTGTATAACAGAAGAATCCTGTTACAGTGCTTTGTATATGAAACTTTCATAAAAAGAGCTAATAATCTGTGAGATATTTCATAGATTATCAGCTCTATCTTTTTGATATATTAGTTTGCAGTTGTTTTTTACTAATAAGTGACTATCAGCTGCCCATATAAAACAATATTCTATTCCAACATATCTATATATTCTTCTAAACAAATTCCTTGAGAGTAAATTTCTAAAGCAGCTTCTTTTCCAACGTATCTGTAATGCCAAGGTTCATTTATAACACCTGTTATATCTGTTTTATTTGAAGGATAGCGTTTTATAAATCCATATGTATGAGCATTTTCTGCAAGCCAGTTATACACATCATCACTTGAACTTTTTGTAGTATCTGCGTTTATGTCAACTGCAATGCCAAGCTGATGTTCACTTGTTCCGGGAATTGCCACCCATTGCTCCGCAAATCTTTTTGCTTCGGATTTTGATTTTCCATCATTTTCATATGCTTCTATTTTTTCATCCAACAGTTGTTGCTGTTCTTCCTGTGTTCTATATCCCTCTCTGACAAACAAGCCATATCCTTGCTCCCTTGCAGCATCAAACATTTCCTGTAACTCTGGATAAATTCTGGAATCAACCTTTTTTCCATTTGACAGTTCTGTAAGCTGAACCTTATAATCATCAGGAATATAATTATCACGATTTACAAGAATCAGATTCCAACCATTAGCTTCACTTGCTATATGATGTGTTGTGTTATCATAAAAAGATGTTGTAAAAGATGGATTAAGAATTTTTCCTGCTATCACACATAACATTATTATAAATAATAAGAGAAACAGTATTTTCCCTTTGTATTTTCTTCCTCTTGCAGATTGTTTCACTTATTTTATCTCCTCCTTTTGGTACACCTTGTACAGTAAGACGAAAAATCAATCATATTATCACATCAATTACTCTTCTCTTAATCTCTCAACAATGCTCTTTTTTGCAATATGTTGATAAGCGACTACCGGAACTGATACACAGATCATTGCAATCACAGCAATCAGGAAAATCATCAGTACATAAGGATAGTGAAAAACGGCATAATCCGCAATTTTTTGTGCCACCTTAGAAGAAAGATATGTGATCAGATTTCCGACTGTCAGTATGAAAAATGTGATGATACCTGTATAATACAGCCCCTCATATACCAGCATTTTATAAATTTGTTGTTTCGTCATACCGATGCTTTCCATCATTGCAAGTTCGTTTCTTCTTGCATACAAACCAACAAACATGACGTTGATAAAGTTGACGATACCAATCAGCATCAAAACAATGCTGATTCCTGCGGTTAAAATACGCATGGACAGGATCGACGATTGAAATTCTTCCAACATCTCTGATTTTATCTCAACATATGCTTTTGACGGGATACAGATATTGTTTTGTGTCAGACTTTTTATAAGATCTCTTACAGATGGTTCATTTTCTTTGTCACAATCTACAACTATTTCCTTTACCCAGGTCCTATCGGAAAGTTCTTCTATCACATTTTTGCTGACATAAACACGCTGCGGCACGCCCACAGTTTCCCAGTTAGATCCATCTGGGAAGAAATAATCATTTATACTTAAAGAAGCCCCGATTCCAATTGTTTTTGTTTTCCCTGTTTCTGTATTTTTTAATGTTATGGTTTTTCCTATCATTTCTTTGCGGTATGTATCATTGATAAAGTCGCCGATGAAACAAATTTCCCCGTTACGAAATTTTTCAATATCGATCGGCTTTTCTGCTTGCTCGTTATATCGCTCTATAAATTCTTCATCCAGTCCGGTCACAGGCACGGAAAAGAGATTTTCTTTTTCGATGACATCTGCCAGGTTGTCTGCGGTGGAGGCTTCATCTGGATAAGAGTCATTACCTTCCTGAAAGAACGGCATAAACGTTTCCCGGTCATACACAACATCAATATTGCCTTGGATCCCACTGAATACCGTCACATCCTCAATTTTTTCTATATCTTTCAAAAGTTTATTGGATGCTTCTGCTTTATTTTCATCAGTCTTTTTAAAATCATCGTTATCTGTAACGTTGATACTCAATGTTAAATCATCTGGAAAATATCTGTTTGCATAGTTGCTCAAATCCATGCTTTTCAAAAAAGACTGTGTGGCAAGAAGTGCAATGATTCCGATCAAAAGAGAAAGAATTACAACAAAAGACTGTTTTTTCTCCCTGAAAATATTTCTGTAAGCCATTTTATGAAGTTTTCCGCCATCATCAGAATGATAAGACTTTGTTCTTTCACCTTTTATTCCTGTATAGTTCAATGCCTCCACAGGTGTAATATTTCCTGCAAATTTCGCCGGCTTTCGGCAACTGATGAGAATGGTAAGAACGGCAAATATAATCGTTCCGATGAAGATCAGGGGATTGAATGAAATGGTTGACGGCATCGCTGTATAAATAGCGGACGAAAACGTTTTTACAACAAATGGCATTCCGGCAAACGATACTGCAACCCCCAAAAGAATACCAATCGGTATTCCATAAACCGATATTCTCAAAGCCTGCGTTCTGACTATTTTTCTGATTTGCCTGGAAGTCGTTCCGATTGTTTTCAGCATTCCATAAAATCGGATATTGTGGTTTACAGAGATGTACATAATATTGTAGATCAGCAAGTAACCGCTGACTACGATGACAAGGCTGAGAAATAACACAATTGCCGCTACAAAAATCGTGGTATCATTGGATTCACTTGCGGTTATCGTCTGATTCGTATTCAATTCAATTTGATCGATTTCATCAAGAAGTTTACTTTCCATAAAATGTCTGGAAGATATATATAGTTCGCCGTTTGATTCGATCGTTTTCCCAAGCTTTTCTGAATAATCTTTAGATATATATGAATCATAATTATTTGTTCTGAAACCATAATTCTGGAACCAACCGGAAAGAGAAAAAATTGTTTTATCACCATTCATTATAAGAGATATTTTATCACCGACTTTTGGATCTTTTATTCCAAGTTCATTAAGTCCATTTTTTGACATCATTATTTCATCTATTTTCTTTGGATAAGTTCCATGTATATCCGATAAGGCAGGTTTCAGGTTATATTTATAGTTTTCTTCATCATTATAGATAAGATTTATTGTAAAATCTTCTCCGGATATGGGCTTTGCTTGTCCTGCATTAACAGAAATTCCCGCATGATAAAGAGCTGAACATTTTTTCACTTGTCCTATCACATCATCTGTTGGATGACTTATGATCGTTCGTGCAATATTGCCTTCCTGACGAATCAGCATAGTATTCATATTCTGGGCAATCGAAATGCCAATCGTAAAAACTGTTGTAAACATAAACGTCATAAGAATAACCGCAAGAACAACGATTCTGTTTGTCGTAATGTTTTGTTTCAGCGAACGGATACTGACCTTTTTAATTATTTCTTTGTTATCTACTTTCAGCATATCAGTCACCACCCTTTACAATGTTGCCGTCTTCAATTCTTATTATTCTGTCAGACATCTGAGCGATAGCTTCATCATGCGTAATCATGACAATAGTCTGATTATATTTTTTTCCTGTGATCTTCAACAGACTCAACACGTCCTGACTGGTTTTGCTGTCGAGGTTTCCTGTCGGTTCGTCTGCAAGAATGATTGCTGGCTTGGTTGCCAACGCTCTTGCAATGGCAACTCGTTGTTGCTGTCCACCGGAAAGCTGATTCGGCATCGCATGGATTTTTTCCTTCAAACCGAGTGTTTCAATTATACTGTCGATATAATTTTTATCGATCTTTCCGCCGTCAAGCTGAATCGGAAAGACAATATTTTCATAAACGCTGAGAACAGGTACAAGATTATACGATTGAAATACAAATCCGATTTTTCTTCTTCTGAAGATGGTGCGGGCATCATCTTTCATTGTGAAAATATCATTTCCCTCAATTAACACTTTTCCGCCAGTCGGGCTGTCCAATCCTCCAAGCAAGTGCAGGAGAGTTGATTTACCACTTCCTGAAGTTCCAATGACAGCAACAAATTCTCCTTGATCAACGGAAATATTTGCATGATTAAGTGCTATAACTTCTGTTGTTCCACTTCCATAAATTTTTGTAAGATCTTTAGTTTTTAAAACATTCATTTTTATTCCTCCCAAAAATAAAGTGCAGTAATTTTTTCTTACTGCACTTAATATACCATCTTATTCTTTCCAGAATCTTTCTGAAATCTAACAGAATTGAAAGATTTATTTTGGAAGATAAATTTCAAATATCGAACCTTCCCCCAGTTTCGACTGCAAGTGAATATAGCCACCCTGTTTCTCAATAATCTCTCTTGACAGATAAAGTCCGATTCCTGTTCCCTCCGTTTCACTTACATTAGAGCCACGGTTGAATCTTCCAAATATTTTTTCCTGTTCTTCCTCTGCAATCCCAATACCATTGTCCTGAATTGAGATACACGCAAATAGTTCATAGGATTTCACTGAAATTGTAATAGTTCCATTTTCATTGTTATATTTCACTGCATTGTCAATGATGTTGAACAAGGCTTCCACTGTCCATTTCAAATCAAAGATCGCTGTTGTGCTTTCCTTGCCGCAAATAACCGTGATATTTTTTTTCAGAGCTTTTTTCTCAGCCTGATCTACGGCTTTCGCAATCAAATTATTGATACTGTTGGATTTCGGATTGAATTGCAACGTTCCCGTTTCAAGCCGTGATGTTTTTATCAGCGACTGAATCAGAAATTCCAGTTTCAGAGCTTGTTTTTGAATCTCATCAGCAAGAAATTTTGATGTTTCATCTAAGTTTTGTTCCTGGAGCAGTTGCGTATATAGTTCAATATTAGTCAGCGGTGTTTTTGTCTGATGAGAGATGTCTGTAACAAGTTCTTTAATTTTTTCCCGCTCCAGATTGATTTTTTGACTGGATAATTTTGATGATGTCAGATATCGATACCATTTTGATTCGATAGAAGAAAGTCTGCTTTCGTCATAAGATGTTTCCGTAAATGTCCCATTGATACCATCTTCCAGCATCTGATCCAATCTGTCAAGTAATTTTTTATTATTGAACATCATTCGTTTCTCCATGTGTAGCCGATACCGTATACTGTCTGGATCCTATTTCCGGCATCAAGTTTTTTTCGCAGTCGGTTCACCGTTACAGACAACGCATTTTCATCGACAAATTCCGCCCCGTTCGACCAGATACGGTCGATCAGTATCTCTCTTGTAACGACCTGATTTCGATTGAATACAAGAATCTTCAGGAGTTTTTGCTCTGTCTTACTGAGTTCAACAGGGGTGTCATTAAAAAAGAATTCCATTCGTTCAAAGTAGAAATGATAGTTTTCATCTTGATATTCTGTGGAAGAAGTTTGTTTTTTCAAAACTTTTTCAATTCTTGCACGAAGTACCATCAGACTGAATGGTTTTGTGATATAGTCGTCTGCACCAAGTTCCAACCCCATCACTTCATCTGTTTCCAGATCATTTGCAGTCAGAATCACGACCGGAACATTGGAAGTTGTTCGCAGATCTTTTAAGAATGCAAATCCGTTTCCGTCAGGAAGATCGATGTCCAGAATAATCAGATTGGTTTTTCGGTCTTTTTTGAAATCTGAAAGTTTATAGAGTTGTTCAGTGTGGTATCCGCAGCTTTTCAAGGCAAGCGATACACCGTTATTTAATGCATAGTCATCTTCTATAATTGTAATGTCAAACATATTTTTATCGATCCTTTTGTGTGTAATAGATGTAGTTTTATTATACCATATAAATCAACACTTGACAATATGAATTTGAATTTGATTAAGAGATTGATTTTCTTTATCACGTAAAGTTCCACAGGCCAAAAAATATCTGACAATTTGGGAACTTGAAAAAAATGCCGATTTGCTTTTTTATTGCTTTTGTGCTATGATGATTACAGCAAATTTACCAGCCTGTCTATAGATTCGGAGATGATGATATCGACAGACCATACACTGACTTCAAAACGCTGTATGCAGTAAACGAGCAGATTAGGAAGTTGATCCGTCATCAGGAATATTCCGACAGACGTGAAAGACGAAGAAGCATCACATATCATGATAATCTTTACATTCCGCCTGATTGGGAGGATATACAGCTGCTTGCCATGCGGCAGGCACTTCTGAAACTCAAAGATCTGCATTCGGATAAATTTGAAGTCTTGATCGGTTTCTATTATGGAAACTACAAAACAATCAAAGCATACGCCGTAACATACGGCATATCCAGACAGGCAATGTCCAAAAAGCTGCATAAAACTCTGGAAGGAAAACATAAACACTATGACTATGACGAGCGAATTCATGATCGCCTTATATGGCAGCTTCGCTCAGGCTGAGTCAGAATCAATAAGCAAAAACGTATCATGGGGTATTGAAAAAGCCTTTCGTGAAGGAAAAGTCAAGTATAACTTAGGTCGCCTGTATGGATATCGCAAGGGCGCGGACGGGAAACCGGAAATAGTGCCTGAAGAAGCTAAAGTTATAAAGCTAATATACAAGCTGTATCTTGACGGATTAACACTAAGACAGATCAAAAAACATCTAACTGAAATGAATATACAAAAGCGAAGTAATACAGAATGGGCTATTAACAGTATAAGTGGTATTCTGGCCAATGAAAAATATGTCGGCGATGCATTGCTGCAAAAGACCTATACAGTAGACTGTATTACCCACAAGAAAGCAAAAAACAACGGAGAACGGGCAAAATACCTTGTAACTGATGCGCATGAAGCGATAATTGACAGAGATACATATAACCTTGTACAACAGGAAATGGCTCGAAGAACTTCAATGAGAAGAAAGAGCGAAAAAACATTATTAATGCAAGGAAGATACTCAAAATATGCATTAAGTGAGTTAATGGTATGTGCTGAATGCGGATCAGCTTATAAAAGACAGATATGGAACGTACATGGCAAGAAGAGATGTCCCGTATGGCGATGCATAAACAGGCTGGATAATGGAATCCGATATTGCAAGAAGTCACCGTCGATCCACGAAGATAAGCTTCAAAAGGCAATAATGAACGCCATAAACGAAAACTACGAATGCAGAAATGAAATAAGGAGGATCCTGAAAGGCAGTGTGGAAGAAGCTCTATCCGGTATAGAAGTCAGTGAGATCAGGAAGATCGAGTACAGACTGCAAGAGATAGATGAAGCCCGTAACGACTACATTTTCCTCATATCCACGGGGTCAATCGATGAAGAATCGCTTGACGAACAGTTCCAGAAACTCTATGACGAAGAGCAAAGCCTGAATGAACGCTTAGAACAGATAAAAGCTGAAAATAGCATTGGTCCAGATGATAGTGACCGGATTGACAGGACGCTAAAGGAGATCGATAAAAACAGCTGCGAATTACTTGAATACAATGATATACTGACCAGAAAACTCATAGAATGCGTAAGAGTAGTGAGCAAGACTGAAATACAGATCATTTTCAAGGGTGGATATGAAGTGACCGCAGAAGTTGAAAAATAAAGCAAAATATGTATTCCACTACTGTCATAAACTGCATTTATCTTGATTTTTCTGCTGATTTGTGGTATAATATTATTATCAAATCCAGTTATACGGGAGGATCGGTATGGAACAGGAACACGACTGGCAATATGATTTAGATGAATACATACGTCAGGGCGAGCCTGACCGTTCAGAGAAAAGCGCTGCGTGGCAGACTGCGATAGGACTGCAGGACGTAGACGGACTCCAGACCTCGGAATACCTGCTGGAAACAGCCAAGGAGCATATCGAAGGAAAGATCGATATATCCACCGCACAAAAGAAGATATACAGCTATTATGAGCAGCGTGATGTGCGTATGACTGTTGAACAGGATACGATGGAAGCGGATATTGTAGCAGCCCATATAGCCGAATTACTTGCTGAGAAGACCTTTCAGTTCTCACCGGCGGAGTTGCAGTCTATACATCGTCGACTTTTCACAGGCGTGTTCAAGACAGCTGGTCAGTACAGAACATATAACATCTCTAAGAAGGAATGGGTGCTTAACGGTAAGACGGTGTTCTATGCCGCGTTCGACAGCATCCGTGATACCCTCGACTATGACTTCGGTCAGGAGAAAGCCTTCTCCTATGCGGAACTTGATGTAGCTCAGTCCATAAAGCATATTGCCAAATTCATATCCGGTATCTGGCAGATCCATCCTTTCTGTGAAGGAAATACCCGTACCACAGCCGTTTTCATGATAAAGTACCTGCAAACCTTCGGATTCAACGTAAGCAATCAGGTATTTGCCGATAATTCATGGTATTTCCGTAACGCTCTTGTAAGGGCTAACTATAACGATCTCCAGAACGATATCCATGCAACAACTGAGTTCTTAGAGAAGTTCATCGAAAACCTGCTGACAGGGACCGATCATGAACTGAAGAACCGATATATGCATATCGAATATACGGAGTCAGCCCAAAGTGCCAAATCAGACGTTTCAAAGTGCCAAAATTGCACTTTGGAGGAATTAGCACTTCTCCGTAAGATTGCAAAGAATCCAACAGTTACTCAGAAAGAGCTTGCACTTGCTATGAGAGTATCTGAAAGAACTATCAAGCGTAGGACCGTTGAATTGCAAGAGAAGGACTTCCTGCGCCGCAAGAACGGCAAGAGAAACGGTCAGTGGGAAGTGCTTGTTGAGATATAACAATACGTCGACCAAATGAAAGTAGTCTCCAGGCATTTGACATAAATTAAGCAAATGTCTGGAGACTGTTGTTATTTTTTATGAAAAAAACTTGCGCAAAATCTGCTTTAACGGTATAATATAAGAAATGATGCATTAGGAGTTGATATAATGCTAATTTCGTTAAAGGTAAATAACTGCTTTATTTATAATGCGGAAACAGAGTTTACTATGCGTTCTGATATGAGAAACAAGCATTTTCCGTGCAATGTAATATCAGTAAACTCTACAAATGTATTGAAGTCTGCAATAATTATTGGATCGAATAATGCTGGAAAAACCATCTTTGTCAGATGTCTTAATACTGTAAGGAGTATCATGCTCAATGAAGGCAAGCGGATGGTTCCAAATATATTCAATGATGATAAGAAGTGCGAATTCGCAATATCTTTTTGTGATAACAGCTTTGAGTATTGCTTTGAGCTGAAATATGATTATTCTAAAAATGAATACTTTTTTGAGAAGTTCTCAAAAATCACCTATGATATCCATAAGAACAAGAAGGAAACGATAATTCTGCTCAGGGATACCCAAAACATGGAATACGTCTGCAATACCGAGGATAAAGAAGAAAAGAACGTTGTAATTTCGGCAATGAAAGTAATAGCAAAGAATAATCTGTTGATCTACCTACTTGATACATCGCAGTTCTCTGTTCTGTCTGATATAAAGAATATCATCATTTCATTTGCCAGGAAGATAGATATCGTGGATATGAATAATATCCCGATGAAAAAGACTATCGAAATGCTAAAGCTGTCCGATGAGAAGAAGCAAAAGATAGTAAACTTCATCCTTAACGCAGGAGTATACCTTGAAAACTATCAATATCTTAAAGAAGCTAACTCCAATAACGATATTGGCAAGGTGTTAAATTACGATGATGAAATATATATACAGGAAAAGGTTATAGAAGGCTCAGAGACATTTATTGAGCAGCTTCGCTTGTTCTCGACTTACAAGGGAGTGACGATTCCAAGCATGGCTTTTGACTCTACCGGTACAAAGAAGATGGCCTGTCTTGCAAGTTATGTGATAGATGCTCTTGAAAATGGGCGTATACTTGTGGTGGATGAACTTGACAATAGCCTGCATTTCAAGCTTGTTAGAGCAATAATAGCTATGTTTAATAACGAACTCAACACAAAGGCACAGCTTATCTGCACTGTTCACGATATTAATCTGCTGGATTGCCAGAAGCTGTTCAGAAAAGAACAGATATGGTTTGCTCATAGAAACTTGGATGATGCGTATTTGTATTCATTATCTGAGTTCACAGCTGAAAAGAACGGAGTAAGAGATACGAGCAATCTTGTAGAAAAGTACAAGCGAGGAGTATTTGGTGCTCTTCCTGAGCCTGATCTGTTCGAGTCTTTACTGGTCGTAACCAACTTAGGGAACCGTTTTTCATATAAAATTTATGATGCCGACACCCCAGAAGAATACAGAAATCTTATTATCTCGTTGTTCAAACGAGATTTTTTTATTTTCTGCACTAACCTGACCGACTTCAATCTTTTCAATAAAGTCTGTCAGCACTTCGGGAGTGAGTTCCCATACGGCATCATATTTTCTGATTGCTGAATAAAGAAGCTGAAGCAAAATTGAATTAATATATTCTGATCTTTGCAGAATGCATTATTCAATCATTTCTGCAGCTGGCAATTTTACTATTTCTAAAAGGACAATAATCCTTGATCCAAATATTACAACATTCCGAGATTTTGTATCCAAGCAGATTGGTGATGGTGATATTACTATAGATGATCAAATAGAGAATACGTCATTGGAAAAATAAAAAAAGCTCCATGTGCCATACACATGGAGCTGAATCTACAAAGCAAAAAACAGTTACATATATTTTTATGATATGATTGTTTTGACAAAGTCCGAAAAATAGCTGTTTTTCGGGTGTCATCTTTTAAGAGATGAACTTACAGATTGAAAAGTGCTATGCAATTGTTTTGGGAAATGGCAGTAAAAACCCGCAACTTTTGCTTAGCACTTTTTTTATCTATTTTTACTCGATTTTTCGAGGTTCGTCAAGGGAAAAACAGAAAAAATTTGGAGCTTTACTGTTGTGCAGTTCATTTTTGTCCATTCGGAAATTTCGAGGTTCGCATTAGCTTTAGTTCGTCGGCGAATCCGTCGGCAAGTACATTTTTGCTTGTATTCGTCGGCGGTAAGTCGTCAGGTTCAACCTAAAAATTTCCCGATTTTTTGAGGAATGTACGGAATTACAAGATTTTTTTGTCGTCGGCAGTAAAGTTTTGGGCGCAGAACCCGAAGGTTTTCTCCTTCTTATGTTTACCGAGATAAACATAATGAGATCAGTTTCTCAAAAAATAAACCAATGTTCTTGTTTACCTTGGTTAACAATCTTGAATCAGAATTAATAAAGCATACCACATCCACCACTAACAAGTGGCATAAGTGGTATGCTTTTTTCCTTTTTCTCTGCGAAAAATAGATGTGTGGAAGGCGTGTTCCTGCCGCCGACTTTGACGACGAAAGAGTACATAACAGGTGGGCTAAGTGGCATTATATTTTCCAAAAACATTTGGTATTCAATGGTATGGTGAATATGCAGCGCAAGTGGTACTGGTGGTTCAACTTTATAAGGTTTCTTTTCTGTCTTGACTGTCATTTGCTTATGCAGTATAATTAACCTATAAACTGAATTCGGAGTGATGTTTATGGGCAATTGGTATGATGATATAGATTATGCTTTAGAAGAAACAATACGAACTAAACTTAGTCAAGTAATAGATGAACTGGAGAAAGAGTATTATCTGAATATTGATACCAAAAATGATGTTTATCACTATTTCAAGAACTCCAAAAAGACCGGTATTATAGACAGAGCAGAGAAATATCTTGGGTTGAGATTTGATGAATTACAGGCAATTAACGAAAAAGAAAAGTCAGATGCTCTGAGTCTTGCTAAGTACCTGTATCTGGTAGAAATGAACTATCCTCTCCTGAAGGGAATGTCAAATCCAAGTTTAGCGCAGACTACGATATATGGTGAAAAGAGTGGAAATGAAGACGAAGATATAGTTGCAATTATAGCTGAAAAGATAAAAACAAGAACCACTCCGGGATTTGCTGACAGGAGTGATTCCTGCTATTACGAAATGCTCAATGACTGGCTATATATTCGTTCTGAACTGACTAACTGCATTATAGACTCATATTTTTCACTTAATCAGCTGGATGACAATTGCTATGAAATACCGCAAGAGCTTGCGTATGCCGCAGCCGAACTGTTAGAGAAAAGCAAGGCTAAGAAGACGAAGGGACAAAAAGAGATCGCAATTGAAATTAGTGAAGCAATTAAAAGCAATAGGATAAAAAACGATCATCATTCTTCTCAAAAGACATATCTGAGTGTAATAATAGAGTATCTTGAGGCAGAATTTGAATATATAGTTCAAAATATTGACAGAGGACAAATAGCTGACTTGCCATATAACTATGGTGTGTTCGATACGTTTTACACCTGCTTTTGCCGATACTATGTTTCAAGATGCTTTAGCGATATTCCAAATGAGGAAAATGCCGGTATAAAGGCTTCATTAGATGTGGAGAGCTTCTTTTCTCAATATGCAGACAGTGCAATTCTGTTTTCTCATCTTGAGGTAGTAGAGAAACTTCTGTCTGGAAGGTCATCAAAGGCAGAATTTGAGCAGCTATATTTCCTTGAGAAAATGAAGGATATGATACAGGAAGGTGTACCTGTTGAATTGAAGGATGCAGACATGAGATTTGCATTGAAGCATCTTAAAACAGTTGCTGAGTGGTGGATGCCTGATAAACTGGACGATAATTATATCAATGTTATAGCGGCAATAACGGTCATGCAGGAATTAGCGTACCTATATAACACAAAGCTAAAATACACCTATCAATACAATAAGCATGATGATCCCAAGCCATTTTCAGCTATAATATCAAAGCCTGACAAAGCAGATGAAATGTTTAAGAGTGTGATGACCGAAAGGCTCAATGAGCGATTTATGGCTAATATCGGTGGCGATGTGTGGAGCAAACTTCATACAATCCGAGAATCCATATGTAGTATAATTGACGTTCTGATCAGCTATGCAAATGTTGATGATGCTCAGATGGCAAGCTATGCGCTGTATGGATATGCTGAAAATGTGTTGAAAAGTGTCAGTGTTCCTCAGTCAACAGCAGAGCTGTTTATAGAAGCGATAAATGCAAATATCACCTGTGGAGTATCAGTAGAGGCTATAGAGGAAAATTGCTATCTGACGAGGCTGCTTCATGAAAAAGAATATGACCTGCTGAATGCGGCTGCCAAGATAGCAAAGGAATGGGATAAATATGCTTTGCAGGGGCAGATGTTTATTGCTATTGTCAATGTTGGATATTCCGTCAGCGTGAAAATACTGGCTGATACTTCAAAGGGGAAAATACAAATTCTGAAATTATGGAACAAAATGAAACCGTATGAACTAAATAAGCTTTCCAAGCTCGGATTGGGAGAAATATTTAACGAATAATATTGAGCAGTCGATTTTATATCGGCTGCTTATTTTTTTGCAATTTTTTAGGGCAAAAGACTCCGGAGATTAATGAAAAATAGTGTGTTATTATAGATTTAGGCCCTAGTAGGGCCTGAGCAACTTGAAAATTGAATATATGAAAAGCTGAGTGCTTAGAAATGCTGTCAAAAAATCAAGAATATTTAAAGGAGAAATCTATTATGAACAAAACAGAAGTAACAAAGGTATTTGAGGAATATGTTGTAGATGAGACAGCTGGAGCTGTTGAGGGTTATGCAGGAATAATTACAGGTGCCAAAGTAGAAAAATCTTTGGCATCCAATGGGGTTATTTCGTATAATGATTATACAATGGCTGTTAATGTGCTTGTTGACGAAAATGGAGAGCTCAAACAGTATAAAAAGTACTACAGGAATATTCTTACAAGAGGAAGAAATCATTTCCAGAGTCTCATATCTGACTTTGAACTTATCAAAGAAGAAAATGGAAATCTTGAGCTTCGCTTGAATCTACTGTTGGGGCGTATCTGTGAAGTAACTTTCGGTATGACAAACTGCATAAAAAATATAACTATTCCTGGTTTTGAAGATGAAGAAACCAAAGACGAGATAACAGCTATCCTTAAGAAAGAAGCAGATATAGCAGATACTGCGGCTATCGACAGAAAAATCGAAGCGCAGTATATCTACCTGAACGGGCTTGCGGCATCTATTCAGCAGTTCATCCGGGAAAATGCGATGCATCCGCAGGGAGAAGATTTCTATGACACAAAACTGGCGGAATACGAAAAGCAACGCGCTGAAGGTGAAACACGGCTGAAAGACCTGC